AGGGTCCAACTACTTCAGATATTTATACTTACTTATTTTTTGATAAGTGTAATACAGGCACTACTAATATTTCAGGAACTTGTGTAAGTTATGATTGGAACTCTAGCAGTAATTCTTACAACACTTTACTAGAGGATGGAGGGTCTTTATATGGTTTAGGTTCCGGTAATGCTTTGGATTGTACCAGTGCTTTAAATAATACTGCTTGTCCGGGCTATGCTGCCGCTTATTTAACACAACAATGTGATTTAGATGGCTTGTATTCAACGCAGTGTCCTACTTATTGGGATGATTTATTTGATTATGAGTGTACTCAAAACCCTCAATCTTCTGTTTCATGTGCTGGCTATGTAGCTGAAACTTATGTTTATGATACTTCTTATGAAGATGATATGTATGGATATAACGAAGAGGATATGTGGTATGACGAGGAGTATGACGAGTGGCTAGACCCTAGCGATCCTTGCTATGAAAATGCCTGTGAAGGTTTCACGGATGAAGATTGGTACGAGTTAGATGTAGAACAGTTTGGTCAGGAACAAGTCGATGAATGGTTTGGTACAGATGTAGTTTTCAGTGAAGACGGCATGGTTGAGTGGGAAACAACAACTATAGAGTCTTACGATGATGTTGATGTTTTAATGGATGAATATGACCTAGAACAAGAAGCTATATGGGCGGCTGAAGAATTAGCATGGCAAGAAGAACAAAGAATATATGAGGAAGAGGTTTACGCAGAAATATACGAAGAAATATATGAAGAAATATATGAAGAGACTTACCTAGAAGAATTATATGAAGAAGTGTATGAAGAGGTGTATGAAGAAGTTTATCTATTCGAGCCTGAACAAGAGTATACTCTTATTGCTTTAGAAGAAGACCTTATGTTTAATTTTGAACACGAACAAATTATTGAGGTTTTTGAAGAAGTACCTACGGAATTTTTAGAATTTGAAACAATAGAAGAATTAGAGGAATGGTTTGAAGACGAACAAACAGAAGAAGAATTGGTTGAAGAATTGGTTGAAGAAGAAATGGATGAAAATTCAGATTTGGAGGATAGCGAGAGCCTTGCGGAAGAGAGAGAAGATTCAGAAGAAGATTCGGAAATTAGTCTTGTAGAAGAGGAAGACGAGAAGAAAGAAAAACAGCTTAATGTGGTTGCAGAAACCATTAGAGCCGCCAGTAATAGCGTAAGCGGAACTACATCAGGTACATCTATACAGTCTACAGGCAATTCTGTGGCTTCTGGTGGCGTTTCTAACACTACGAGTACCGCAGTAGCCAGTTCAGCATCAGGAGGCGGTATAAGCACCAGTAATTCACCTAGTATTTCGGCTCAAGTGGCTAGTTCAGCAATACAAACACAGCAAGTTTTGTCCATGAGTGCAGGCTCTGCTGGGATAGGCGGGTCTGGTGTTAGTGTAGATACTTCATCTATTTCTGGAGCCTCTGGAAGCATGGACACAAGCAGTTTATCAACAGGCGCGAATAATACAGCAGTAGGGAATACCACAAGTGCGGATAATACAGCAGTTGGTAATACCAACAGTAACAGCAATGTAGCTGTAGGATCAGATACTACCAACACCACTGAAACCACTGACAACACTAGTGTTGCAAGCAATACTACAGGCGCACAAAACACAGCAGTAGGGAATACCACTGGAGACAATAATACCGCAGTAGGAAATACCACAGGTGGACAAAACACAGCAGTTGGTTCAATGGAGACAGAAATAGCAACAGCGATGGGTGAAGTATCTGCTTCTGACGCTGATCAAATAGCTGATCAAATTGTGGCTCAAAACATAGAAGATCAGCAAGAACAGTTAGAAGAACAACAGCAGATAACAGGTGAATATGGTGATGAAGCCCAGTTAATTGCTTATATGGGTTTTGTTCCTGGATTCGATGATTACAAGCAAGTTACTCTTGCTGATGCGTCCGCCTGGTATGCACCTAAAACAATTTATGGTAATGTATCTATACCAGATAATAATTCTGCGTTTATCGGCTTGTATGGAAATAGTTTAACCGGTATGAAAAATTTAATTAATATGCAACCTAATTTAGATGGAGGAACACTATAATGGACTGGTTTCAATCAAAAGCAGCACAGATCATAGGCTTAGTTTCTATAATAGGAACACTAGCAGGCTTTGGATACACAGGCGCTACATATGTTAATCGTATAGAGAATTTAGAATCTAAAATGGTTAAATATATTAATGAAATAGACGCGCTTGGAGATGAAGTAGCCGTACTAGATAAACAAGTAGTCGCTGTTGACGAACAAATTAAATCGTTGAATATAGAAACACAAGACCTAAGTCCTATCAAAGCAGACATCGTTGCACTACAAACAAGTGTTGCGGGCATTAATGCGAGTGTAGATATAATCTATGCTGATGTGCAGTCTTTAAAGAATATAAACGATAACCCATTGGCGAATTGATATGAACGATGAACATTATCCTAGCGGAAGATTTGGCGGCGACATGGATCGAAATGAAGTCGAAATGGACCTTAATAAGTTCATGGCGATGGTACAAGAGATAGGTGAGCTTAAAGATAAAATCAGGGACTTAGAAGATGTTAAGAACAATAACCCTTTTCAAAAAGTTATTTTTGTAGCCCAGGCCGTTGATAGCTGGAGAATATTTCCTAGAGCCTTTTTGTCTATTTATATGTACTTGTTGTACTATACAACCTTTTGGTTTATGGATTTACCTGAACCTAGTTTTGAACAATCGGGCTTAATCTCTATTGTTGTAGGTGCAGGAGCGGCTTGGTTCGGACTCTATGCAGGAACATCTAACGCAAGTAAGAAATTTAAAGGTGAAACATAAATAAATGGTTGCCAAGAAAAGAGACTACGCTTCCGAATATAAAAATTATCATTCAAGACCAGAACAGAAATTAAACAGAGCGGCGAGAAACAAAAGCAGAAACGAATTAAAGAAACAAGGAAGAGTAAGAAAAGGAGACGGCATGGATGTTCATCATGCGGACGGAAACCCTCGCAACAGTAAGAAAAGTAATTTAAGGATTGTTCCTAAAAGAAAAAATAGATCATTTAGTAGAAAAAAAGGAGGATAATATGGCTATCGGGTTAAGCAACTGGTTCAAGAAAACGTTTCTTGGTTATGAAGAAAAAACAGTTCGTGCCAGAGATGATGAAGGCAAATATGTCGGTGATGATAAATCAACACCTAATATTAATGAAGCTTACACAACTGTGAACGTTAAAGTAAAAAAAGATAAATGAAACTGGCCCTGGTCTTAGGGGGACTTTTGTTTGTCTCTGTTTCTATTAATGCGATTATGTTCACTAAACTAGACAAAGCAAAGATAGAACTACAAACCGCTATTAGTAATCAAGTAGTGTTGGAAAGAACTATTCAAGAACAGAACGAACAGATTGTAAAAGCCCTAGAATCGGCAAAAAAGACCCAAGCTCAAATTCAAAACCTGAACTCCCAATACTCTGCAAGCCAAGCGCAAGTCACCAATTTAAGGAATAAGTTTGCTAGACACAATCTTGAAGGCATGGCTCTAACTGAACCAACATTATTACAAGGCAAAGTTAATAAGGCTTCGGCAAGAGTAGTTGAGAATTTAACTGTTATAACTAATCCAGACCAATTTGATGAAAAAGCTACTGATAATACCTCTACTACTAATTAACGGTTGTGGCACATATTCACTTTTAGGTGATTTAGCGAACAAGGAACCACAAGTCAAGCCTGTGGAAGTGGTCAGTGTGGCAAAAAGAACGCCCATTTATCATCCACCGCTGCCCGAACCGATTGAATCGGCTGCAATTGAGTGGAGAATACTCTCCCCTGATGTGATGCAAGCGTATTTGGATGCGGTTGAAGCGGGTGAAGAACCAAGAATAGCGTATTATGGGCTAACTAGCCAAGGTTATGAGAATTTAAGTATGACAATGGGCGAAATTACCCGATACATAGAACAAATTTTACACATTGTCGGTTATTATAAAGAGTTAGATGAAGAAGAGGAAAAAGAATAATGCCATTAGCTAAATATATTTTAAAGCCTGGTATAAACAGAGAGGGAACCGACTACACCAACGAGGGTGGCTGGTTTGATGCTAATTTAATAAGGTTTAGAAAGGGCTTTCCTGAAAAGATAGGCGGTTGGCAGAAAATAACAACCAATTATGTTTTAGGCACCGGGAGAGCATTACACGGTTGGGTTAACCTAGCGACTACAAAGTTTTTAGGCATAGGCACAACCTGGAAATACTATATAGAATCAGGAAATAATTTTAATGACGTAACTCCTATTAGAGAAACCACCTCTGCGGGTGATGTGACTTTTTCTGCCTCTGACGGGGACGCCACCATCACTGTAGCAGATACCGCAAATGGAGCCGTTCAAAATGACTTTGTAACTTTTAGCGGTGCCGCTACTCTGGGCGGTTTAATTACTGCTGACGTTCTTAATCAGGAATATCAAATAGCAACCATTGTTAATGCTAATAGCTATACCATCGAAGCTAAAGACACGGACGGCGATACAGTTACAGCTAATAGTAGTGACTCTGGTAACGGCGGTTCAAGTGTGGTTGGTACTTATCAAATTAATGTAGGCCTAGATGTTTATGTCCCCGGTTCCGGTTGGGGTGCAAGTGATTGGGGTTCTGGAGCGTTTGGCTCAACTTCAGCCATATCAGAAACAAGTCAGTTAAGATTATGGAGCCACGATAATTTTGGGGAAGATTTAGTTATTAATCCAAGGGCTGGAGGTATTTATTACTGGGATGAAACTAATGGTGTAACGACCAGAGCTGTTGCTTTAAGCTCTTTAAGTGGTGCCAATTTACCACCAACAAAAGCTTTGCAAGTTTTAGTTAGTGACATTGATCGACACATTATTTGTTTAGGAGCTGACCCTTTAAATGATGGCGGCACTGCCAGGACAGGATCATTGGACCCTATGTTTATTTGTTGGTCGGATCAGGAAAACGCGGCCGAATGGGAACCTACGCTGACGAACACCTCAGGGTCTTTTAGATTATCTGCCGGGTCTTTAATTATTGGCGGCTTAAGGGCACGACAAGAAACTTTAATTTGGACAGACATGTCTTTATATTCCATGACATTTATTGGTTCACCTTACACTTTCAGCACCAACTTAGTAAATGAAGGCGTGGGGTTAATTGGTCCTAACGCTGCTGTCAATGCACCTAGTGGTGTTTTCTGGATGGACTTAAAAGGCTTTTATTTTTATAACGGTTCGGTAGCGCCACTGGCGTCTTCGGTACATAGTTATGTGTTTAGCGACATTAATTTAACCCAAGCATTCAAAGTGTTTGGTTTTCTAAATAAAGCCTTTGATGAAGTGGGTTGGTTCTATTGTTCAAGTAGTAGCGATGAAATTGATCGTTATGTGGTTTACAATTATTTGGAACAAACTTGGTCAATTGGGCAACTGGTTCGTTATTCTTGGCTGGATGAAGGTGTTGAAGATTATCCCAGGGCTATGGGCAAAGACACTTATAATTATTTATACAAACATGAAACAGGAAACGATGCGGACGGATCCCCTATGGACAATGTCTATGTTGAATCCAGTAGTTTAGATATTCAAGAAGGCGACTATTACACTTTTGTTAATCGCATCATACCGGACATTAGATTTACAGGATCAAATAGCGATGCTGCCATGAACGTGGTGCTTAAGAAACGAAACTGGCCGGCTGAAAGTTTAAGCACTGCCTCTACTACATCTGTTACTTCTTCTACCGATAAAATTAATACCAGAGCTAGAGCACGTCAGGTCGTGCTGCGTTTTGAGTCCGATGACGATAATTCAGCAGGCTTAAGAGAAGGGTTAGGGTTTCGAGTGGGAGCAACCCGAATGGAAATTAGACCTAACGGCAAACGCTAATGGGAAAACTTCTTGAAACGAGACTTCCTAATGCCATAGGAGAGGTTTCCCCGGATGTATACAATCGTTTGGTGCGTGTCCTTGAATTAAACTTAGGCACGTTTGATCCGACGGCAACGCCTCAATACACATTAACCACGCTGTCTCAAAATAAGTTCAATCCTGGTGATGTGATCTGGAACCTCAATGCTAAGAGTTTACAAGTTTTTGATGGCTCCAAATGGCATGATATTTATTCAGGAACGACTAGAGGGGTTAGCGCAACAGGGGCTGTTAGCTCATTATCAGTAAGCACCAACGGAGCAATATCCATTGATTTATAACTTAAAAAACAGATATACTGTAAAGACTCTCGGTTCGTGGGATCTTCGCAATATTTATATAATGCGAAAATGAGAGAAGAGATTGTAGAACAATTAGGCGTTACTCCGACTCCAGGCGGGTTGCAGAAGCTATTGGAGCAACATGAAACCGATAGGCTCAATGCTTATCATGAGGCTATGGAAAGTTGGGGGTCTGATGTTGGACCATTGATGTTTGAGCCTCCCGCATTAAAAGATGTTTTTTTTGACCCCGAAGATGATTCTTTGGGTTCTTTATACGATGAATCTATTGAAAATCTTGAGGGAGCAGGCAAAGGAGGCATATTACCCACCAAATATAACCCAATAACTAAAGGCGTGGCTGGCATCAACGCTTTAATATCAAAGATAATGATGGGCGGCTCTATGGATAAGTTTAATGAACTAGGTGATCCAGAAGATGTTAATTTTTCACCCACAGGCATGAACTCTGGAGGCATTGTGCATTTAGCTGATGGTGATTTAGTCGACAGCAAACCACTAACAAATCCTTATGAATCTAATGCTCTTGCAGAATTTAATAGATCAACAGCTAATCCATATTTTAATTCTGCTCTTACTACTGGTGTGAAAAAACCCAGCTATGGAAGTGGCATGAGTGCACAAGAAAGTGCCGATGCTCGCGCAGTTGCTGATGCTATCAAAAGAAAAAAATACTTGCAAAAAAGAGCTATAGAACACGATATATATGGAAATATATATGGACAGAATACTCACGAGCCAGAGAGCACAGGAGACATTGTGAAAAGTATATTTACTCCTGATCGTGTGGGCAATACTATACTTTCTGGAATGACAGGTGGTTTGGGACCTTTGATAATACGGGTTGTTGGCCAACTGGCAAATAAATTTGGAGGACAAGGAATTAGAACTAGACTTATACAACAAATGGAAAAAGCTGGTGCTTCACAAGAAGCTATAGATGAAGTAAGAAATATGTCGACCCATGAGTTTCAAAAACAGGTGGTGGGCGCTGAGGTTCCTGGTGAAAGATACAATGAGGAGACTGGAAAGACTGAAACTTTTAAAACCCTTCCCGCTCAAGACATGAGCGCTAGAATGTCTACCGCTAGTGCGTTAATGGCAATGCCAGTTTATTCAGCGATGTATAATGTAGGTGGTTCTGGAGGTTTTGGTAAAGGCGCTGGCGGTAACTTTGGGCAAGGCCAGCGAATGGAAACAAGAGAGAGACGAATAATGAAAAATATGCCAATAGAACAAAGATTAGAACTTGAGAGACGAGGCTTTGGACGTGGCGCACAGGCGGCTCGCGAAAGAGTAGCGGCGAACCCAAGCGCTGGATTAAGTAAGCCGTCTAATTATGATGAACTAGCTGCATATTATATAAAACATGGGGGCTTTGATGAAAATGCTCCTGTCGTACAATGGGGAGCCGGATAATGCCTGGCTATTACGAAGGAACTGGATCGGGTATAGGAGGACTTCCTATTACTGGTATCCCTTCTGGGATTGAAAACATTCCATCAGAAGCCGAAATTATGTTAGCAATCATGCAACACTCTGGTAAAGCAACGAGTGGGGCTACTGGTAGTGATTATCTCAATACAATTGGTGGCGTACCTGGCGGCCCACCGGATAATACAGTTATTGATGAAGTCACTACTACTGGAACACCTCCTTGGGGCTATAGAATTAGAAATGCCTACGACACCATAAGTGGTATTTTGGGAATTGCTGGGAACCCCACAAACCCAGATGCAATAAGTGATTCATTAGAAATTATAGACCCTAATTCACCAATTATTGATGCGGTAGAAAGCGTAGGAAATGTTGGAGAAACAATACAAGATAGCATTGGCTATAATATGCTTTCTGATTATTTGAGCGATGCTGGTGATTATATTGGTGAGACTTATGATGATGCTGGTGATTATATTGGTGAAACAATAGGTGATCTCACGGAAGATCAAATTGCAGGATTGGCAGGAGAAGAGCTAGGCACAGGTGCTGATGGTGAAGGTGCTGATGCTGAAGGTGCTGAAGGTGCTGAAGGTGCTGAAGGTGGTGAAGGTGGTGAAGGTGCTGAAGGTGCTGAAGGTGGTGAAGGTGGTGAAGGTGACGAAGAAGGCGATGGAATCAAAGATTGGCTGTCCAAGGCTTATGACAAGCTCGGCATACAGGGAATACTAGGCATACTTTCACTCCTCGGCCTTGGAAAAGCAGCAGGCGCTTCAGGAAGAGATGACCAGCTTAGTGGCGGTGGCATTGGATCATTTGCATCTAGTCAATTTGATCCGTCTGGATTTGGGGCTACAGCTGATTACGCCAATATGCCTGGCGGTGGCGTAGGGAGACCAACATTTTTACCAGATACAAATGCACCTATTTATTACCCCTTTGCATCGGAAGTAACCAAGCAATACAACGCTCAACAAGAAGGTCCGTTCTCATTTACAATAGCGCCGCCACCGGTTGCAAGGATTCAAAACCTAGACTCTCAACAAGTACCTGGTGTAACCTATGTAGCAGACGGTGCTTTTATGCGTCGTAACGGATTAACCGAAGGTCCGGGCACTGAAACCAGTGATGATATACCGGCCATGTTATCGGATGGCGAGTTCGTTACCAATGCTGAAGCTAACCGAGGGATTGGTGCGATGGCATTATTGAACCAAGGAATGCCGCAAGAGGTGGCAATGGATCCGGAACAACAACGATTAGCAGGCGCTAGACAAATGTATTTACAGCAAGCTATAGGACAACAATTAGCACAACAAATGAGGGGCGGTTGATATGCCATTATCTAATCCATTATCTACAACACAAACAATAAACGCACAAGGCATAACTGCACCGCAAGCGGGTTATAAGTTTTATCAGCCTTGGTTTGAAGATTATCAAAGACGACTAGGCTCTAGTATTTTTGGATCCGATGGTATTGGTGGTTTGATGAATCAACCCCAACAAATTCCAATGGAAGGAACAGCAGGATTAACTCCGTTACAAATGCAGGCTAGAGAAGCCGCTATGTCGGCGGGTCCTGATATGGGCGCTTACAACACGGCGACTAACTTAATGGGTCAGGGTGCTGGAATGATCGGACAAGGAGCCGATGCTTTAGGCACCGCTCAAGGAATGTATGGACAAGGCACAGGACTCGTAGGACAAGGCTCTGGTTTATACGGTTTAGGCACACAAATGACAGGTCAAGCAGCTAATATGTTTGCACCCGGCGCTGCCCAACAGTTTTATAACCCCTATGAAGACCGAGTTATTGATGACACTTTAGAGAGAATGAGGAAGACTTCAGCCCAACAAGATATTGCAGGGCGTGCTCAAGACATAAGCAGTGGTGCTTTTGGTGGTTCTCGTGGTCGTTTATTGGCCGGAGAAAGACAAGCAGAAAGCGAACGAGGTATATTAGAGGCTCTGTCTGGAATAAGAAGCCAAGGTTATCAACAAGCACAACAAGCAGCACAAACAGCAGGTCAAGGTATAGGAACTCTAGCAGGACAGCTCGGACAATTCGGACAAGGATTAGGTACATTGGGCGGACAGCTTGGACAATTCGGACAAGGCTTAACAAGTACGGGTGGTCAATACGGACAACTAGGCACACAGATTGGTCAGTTGGGCACTGGGGTAGCAGGACTTGGTCAGCAGAAATCAGGAGAACTGTCTAACTATGCTAATTTGCTTAACGCGCTAGGAACACAAGGACAAACAACTCAACAATCAGGACTGTCTAGATTGTATCAAGCCGCACAGCAAAGAGCAGGCGAACCTTGGGATAGAGCCATGAGAGGCATGAATGTCTTGGGTGGATTCAGACCTGGTGAGTTAATCGGCGGGTATGAAACTAAAGTAATGCAACCTCAAACGTATCAGCAACCAACCAGTGCCGGCAGTACCATTCAAGGTATAGGCGGAATATTGGGCCTTGGTAATACTCTAGCCGATATTGGTCAAACATTTGGCTGGTGGGGTAGTCCAGACCCAAGCAAAGGAGCACAGGGTGGTTATGTTCAAAAACCTAGAGACTATAACGCCGGCGGTATTGTTAGTGGAATTGTTCCGGTTAATATGAACCAGGGTGGTGATGCAAGTGTGGAAGATCAATTAAAAGATTTGCCTCCTGAAGAACGACAATCCATATTAGAGTGGATCAAAGAGAACCCAATTGATGCGGCAGCAATGGCATCTCTAGCGATTCCTGTAGCAAGATGGGCAGGAGTAAGGCGTCTTGGTGGTGGAACGCTTGGTAAATTGGTTTTTGGCGGCAGAAAAATAACACCAAAAACTAGGGGTAGTGGCAAAACAAAAGAGGTTTGGTCAGAAGCAAAAGATAAATGGATAGATGCCAATACCACGCAAGGACAAATGGTTTTAAATATGGGTTCACAAACAACTAGAGGTTTAACCGGACGAGCCAAAGACCTAATTATGAACAACAAGTTGACGACCGGTCTTCTTGCTGTTGCCGGTGGTAAAAGGCTGTTTGGTGGAGACGATGAAGACGCACAACAAGTGTTGGTAGATTCTGATGCAGAAATAGAAAAATTAAGAGAGATAGAAAAAGCCAAACAAGAAGAAGCCAGAGCCAGAGAAAAAAGCAGAATTTTTCAAGATATCGTTAGTACTACAGGTCGTCTTGGTGAAATGATGAATGCTCCAGGCACAAGACAAGTCAATTTTGCTGATGCTGCCAATATCTTTGCAGAAGAAAGAATGGGTCTTCCTCAATCGGATCAAGCCAGAGAAATTGAAGAACTGTCTAGAATGTCAGGCTATAGCCCTAAAGAGTTGTTGGACATGACTGATTTATACCAAGGTAAAATTGCAAACAAGGACGACTTAAAAGCACAATACATAAATACAGCTTTTGAGCGGTTCGGTGTTAACTTTGAAAAACACCCAGAACACATGGACATGGGTGGAAGTAAAACGGGCGCACAAATTAGGTTAGAGATTATGAACATACTTGATATGATGGACACAGATGAACTGACATCTATAATTAAAAATCTTCAAGTGCCTACAGTTATAGAAGACTAATGCCTGTAACAGTAAAAGTAGGCGGACAGCTTTTTACTGTCAATAGCACAGACGATCCAGAAGTTGCCAAAAAAAAAGCAAGACGAGAGTTAAGAAAAAAGACTGGCGATTATTCGGTGTTGGGCGAAACTTTTATCAAAGGACCCATCTATGGTTTAACGACTGGATTAATTCAAGGTCCTGTTGAGTTAGCGGCTACAGCTTTTGATATAGCTAAAGGAACCGATTACACATCTGATGTAACTGATTATTTTGAAAAACACAAAATAGAAAAACCGATCAGCACAGCAGGACATGTATCCTCTGCTCTGTTTCAGTTTGGGGCGCCTGCCAGTATAGCCACAAAAATGGTTCGTAAAAGCTTACTCAAACCAAAAAGCAAAAAACTGTTTGATCAAAGCAGTAAGTATGCCAAGAAACCATCGTTTATAAAACACACGGTAGCGCCTATTGCAGCGGCTGATTTTGTTGCGACCACAGCAGACACTCCAGAATTAGGCATTGTCAAAGGCATGTATAATGTGATGGATCCAAACTTCTTTGGTCCAACTAATCCACAGAATGAAATAAATTTGTTGGATGAAAAAATCAATGCATCAGATCGTCTTTCACATAGATTCAGAGTAGGTGCTGAAGGCGGTCTTATTATGTTAGGTCTTCCAGCGCTTTGGAAAGGATTGAAAGCAGCCGGCGCTGGCACTGCTAAAGTTGCAGGTCAATCTAAATCAGCTATGGCTGCCGCTAAATGGATGCAAAACAAAAAAAATAATCTCAGAGACATTTTAGATGAAGGACAATTAAGAGGAGATAAGTTATATAAAACAATTTCAAAGTTTCGTCCACAGGGTGCTTTCACAACAGTTGAGGCGGCAGAAGCAAAGGCGGCTAAAACAGCGTCTGTTAACAAGGAGTTAACTCAATTAGAAAGCAATATGGGAAATCTGTGGGGCGGTTTTAATTGGCTTAATAAAAGCAATAAAATGTCAAAAGACCAATTAGTGGATGTAGCAGACAACATCAGAAGAGCAACTTACGGCGCCAAAAAAGAGGTTCGTAATCAGGCTATGAAGAACCTCAAAGCTGTTGACGATCAATACATGACAAAAAAGAATTGGTTTAAAACTATAACTGAAGAGGTTAATCCAAAGACAAAAGAAATAACATGGAAAGAACAGATAGCTCCTAAATTTTCATTTGCTAAAAACGCAGAAAGAACTCGTACACAAATTGATTCCATGAGTGCACTCCTTATTAAAAATAAAAAATTTTTAGATCCTAATTACGCAGCAGCGGTCGAAGCTAATATTGAAAAATACGGTTACCAAGCTTATCGAAACTTTATTGATAATATTGATCATGTGGTTCCTTATAACAGCGCCAAGTGGAAGAGCGCTAGAGAAGAACTAATAAACCAGAAGATTGTTAGGCCAACAGATAAGGAAATAATTAGATTTGCAACACAACCAGATGGTTTAAAAAAATTATTAGAAGGTAGGGCGGACATCATATTAAGAGATTTGTTAAAGAAAAGAAACTTTGATAACGCTTTTATGGTACCAGAAATGTCCCTAGATGGCGTTAAGATGGGTCTTTTAAA